CGAGCTTCCGCAACCTGTTGTGCCATAGGGTGTGGGTGAGTTTTCAAGAAATTCTTGGTGAAGGAGGGCATCCCAGTAGCGGTGCGGGAGTATGAAATTTTATGGTGGTCGAAAACTTTCGCGACACTGGCGGCGGACCAGAGTTCAATGTCTACGCCGGTTTCTTTTTTAATGCCGCCCTTGATTTTCTTGACGGTTTTGAGAAGGGTCTGCTTGAGGTTTTCCGCACTCTCCAAATCAACAAGAATGCCCTTGCGAGTCATGTCTATGCATACGGGGAGGACTTCTGTTTCGAGATTGAAAATCTGCCACAAGTCTTGTTGCGACAGGAGATTTTTGAAGTGGTTCCATAAGTCCAGGGTAAGGCGCGCATCCGCTTCCGCATACTCGCCAACGAACCCGGCGGGTAAACGATACATCTCTGCCTTTGGGTCAACCCCAAATTCCTGGGCGGCTTCACGCAGCAATGCCTCGGATTTCGTCTCTCCAAGATAATCGTAAGCTACCGAGTTCAGAGAATAAAAGCGTCTGTTCTCATCCAGAATAGGGGCCGCAATCATCGTATCCAAAAAGCGGCCTTGAAGCTCTATGCCAGCCTGTCCCAGCCAACCAACGTCGTAGGCGGCATTGTGAAAAATTTTATCAGATGGATTATCCGCGATTTCCTTCTGGAACCATTTAAGAATCGTTTTACGATCTAGATTACCGCCCCCCTCATGGGCTATGGGGAGGTAAGCATTGAAGCCCTCGTAGGCAACGGCGATGCCTACTATTTCTCCTTCCCCCGTGGCCCAGCCAGGGCCGTGGGACTTGAGCCGTGGGTCTTTGGTCTCCAAATCCACAGCTATTTCCGTGATGCCATCAGGTGTGGCCGGGAGGTCCGAGACCGGGACCCACTCCGTGCGGATTCCGAAGACTGGTTTTTTAAGGGGCCTCATTTTTTAAAAAGTGTCTGTGTGGGTTTTTCTGCGGGGTGGTCGTCGCGGGTTTTTAAGGCCCCCCACAAAGCGACATAAGAGGCGGCATCGATGGCATCGTCGGGGTTCTCGTTTCCCACTTCATCCCTAGCGATCTTGACGAGCGCCATGCATAGCGCAACCTGCTCCGGGCTAATTTTGTATTTAAGATAAGAAGACCATAAGTCAGCAATGCGTAAATGAAGGGCCGTGTAATTGCCGTGTTGTTTGGCTCGTTGTCCAGCAATCAAGCAAGCCGCCTCTTTCAATATTTCCTCTGGTATCATTTTATATACTCCAGCCCCGCTGTAGATCTTCGGGATATTTTAATATCAAACGTTCTTTTGCACGAGTAACCCCCACATATAATACGCGGTTCGCATTATCGGGGTTTCTACCCATTTCTTCCAGTGCTTTTCCCGTAAGGTCCAAATATAAAAGAACGTTATCCGCCTCTCCACCTTTTGCTCCGTGGATCGTGGACAGTCGGATTTTTGGTTTTTTTGAAATGTCCACACCACGGGATAGTAGGACTTCTGCGTAAGCTTTATCTTCCGGTTTGATTTTATCAAGGGCTCTTTGCCAGTCGGTATTTAAACCAATATCTAAACCAAAATGCGCGGATAAAACCCCAAATGTAAATGTGTCATCCTCATGCGATGCTTTTAATAAAGCCTTTCCGCCGCGCCGTACCGCGCCCTCTCCAGTTCCCATATGGTTGAAAAGGTTTTGAGCTTCGGAGAGACTTATTTCTCCGTTGTTTTCTGAGGTTAAATGGTTCCAAGAAAAAATTGCATTGCGTACTTTCTTCCCGAGAGAAGGCTCTCCATACCTCTCAAAAAACACTCCCTGTCTTTTCAAGTCCCCCGCTATTTCAGATAGCATGTAGTTGGCCTGCGCCATGACTAACCATTCATCGTCCGGTGCAAAATCAATATCGTAAGTGTCGTAGGTGCGTTGTACGACACCACCCTCTTGTCGGGGGGACCACGTCTTTGGCTGTCTTTTTTTAATTCGGCTGGACACCTTTTGAGCAATCTCCCAAATGCTTCGGGGGACGCGGTAGGATTGGCTTAGAACTTCAGAGCCTCCAGGCAAACTTATAAAGCGATGTATGTCCGCTCCAGCCCAAGCATATATTCCTTGGTCATCGTCCCCTGCAATGAACATACGCTCAGACTTCTTGTCGAGAATGTCCACGATGCGCCACTGAAGAGGGGTTAAATCTTGTGCCTCGTCAACAAAGCATAATTTGAACGTAGGAAATATTTCCGGGCGCTGCGACAGTTTCACAAGCATGTCCGTGAAATCTGTGAGATTATTTTGTTTCTTGAACGCCTCATATTCTTCGTACACATGTATAAACAAGTGCCGTGGTTCGTGAAGCTGGCTGCAATTGTATGCGGCTTCGGGTCCGAGTTCCGTGGTTCGCGCCAAGTCTGCAACGCGCATCATGGGGTGATCGCTGCGGAAGATCGTAAACCCCTCATCGTCGTCGTTCTTTGTCCCTTGGGATAAATCAATTCCTATGGTGTTGCTGAAATCTTTCAAGTGTTTCTCGGATAGAACGTCACTTGATGTCAGACCCAGCAATCTAAAAGCCAGACTGTGTAAGGTCCTGAAGTAGGTGAAGTCTTTTTCGGCGTCTAGGTTGAACCGGACAACGGCTCGATCTCGTGCCTCGTGGGAAGCCTTGCGGGTGTAGGCGAAGTAGCCAATGTCGTTTGCCGCCATGCCGTTGGCTAATGCATCATCGACAAGGTTGAGCAGTGTGGTTGTCTTGCCGGTTCCCGGCGGACCAAAAAATCGTAGCAATTATCTCTCCTTAAAACGGAATGTCGTCGTCTGTCTCGGTAAAATTGCTGCTGAAACTATCCTCTATCGGGTCTGCGGCTGGTATGGACCAACAACGAACATGCCTATTTTTAATGCGAATAACTTCCGGCGTCCCTTCGATATCGCGGAGCCGTTGAGCAATTTTGTTGCTCTTGTATTCCAAGAACTTGTTGCGCTTTAGGAAAGCTTCCAAATCTTTTAGACGAAAAAATACGCGGCGTGTTTCCTCATTGAGCCAGGGCTTTCTCAGGAGGATTTCTTCCCGGTCTTCAGCTACTTGCATGTGTGTAGTGAATTCTTCCACCAAGTCATAGAACACACCTCGGATGGAAGTGTCGTCTGAGGTGGAAATCACCGCGCCCTCTGTGGATACCATCTGGCCCAGAAGCGTGTTCATCTGCGCTTCCCACGCAGGTCGCGCTATGGTCCGGGGCATAAAATTGATTTGCTCCATGCAGTGGTGTTGGAATTTAATCTGCTTTTGCAGAGCCTCGGTATCGAGTTCAACGGGCGCGCCGTTGACATCGAGAAACCAGAGAGGGGGTTCGCTATCATATTTTCTCAGGGAGGAGATGGTAGGCGTGTTCTGGCCCCCTCCAACGCCATGCTTGCGGGAGCGGCAAAGGTCCTTGTTGCAGTGACTACTGATAGGCTGGTCGGAACAACGGTATTGATAATCCTTCTTCTTTAGTTGGTCCGCTACGATATTGACCTCTTTCAAATCTAACGGAGGGGTCATCACGGCTTGGTTGTATTCCAGGATTTTATTTTCCCACTCGTCGGGGAAAGCTTTTCGTAAATAAACACCAACATTGAATAGGCCGTTGTTTCGAGTGCCTTCAGGAAAGCCTTGTCGTAAAAGGGCTTGGAGGCAGGGAGGACCGTCTTTGATCCGGTGGTCTATATCCGATTTTGTTTCTTCAAAGGAAAGCTTTTCCAGTTGGTCCGCCGTGAGAGCAGCGGCTTCTGCGGCATCCAGAAACTCTTCGAGAGTGGCTGCGCTTCCATCACTTTTGATGCTGTAGCGCAGGCCTCCCCCCTCGCAATTGAAATAGGGAAGGTTTAAAAAGTTACCTAAGTCCCCGCGCTCTAGGACGAGTTTGATTTGTTTTGGAAAAATTTCTGTGCCATCGGCGCACCCTAGTTCAGACGCTATCTCCCTCAACTTTATTTGAAGGATTTTGGCAGGCACGGGTTCTTTGAGGAAAAGATATAAATGTCCGCCGCCGGATTTGCTGCGGCAGACAATGATGGGAAGTTTAAGCGCCGCAACCTTTTTGACGATGGAAGCGTGGTCGAGAGGGTAAAGATCAATGTCAATCGCTCCCCACCAACACATCCCCTGCTCATTGATCGGCACGATGCCAACGGAGGATTCGCCGTTCAGATGGCGCGCGAAAGTTTGCGTTGTGCGTTTCTCACGCACAAAGGTGTATTTACCTTCGCGTTTTCCGCTGGCTTCCGGGCCTTTGATATCGACGGTGCCATAGGCTTTGTCGAGACCGCGAAATAGAATAGCGAACCGCGTGACGAGGCTGGTGTCCATATCAAAAAAGAGGGGGAGCGCGAACGCCCCCCCAGTTCTTCCTTAAAACGGAACGTCGTCATCACGCGAATTATCTTCGCGAACATGTTGAACTTTAACCGCTCCCGCAGAAATTAAATCCGCAAAAGACTTTGCTTCAGCATACAGGTTGGGGTCTTCGATTTGACCTTCCTTGCTGATAACCCAGCCGTGCCAGGAGCCGTTCTTATTTTCTTCTGCACCGGTTGTCAGGTGCCAAATGTGTGAGAACCTGGGCGGAATGAACATCCCCCCCTTGGCATCACGCATTTTCAATGCTCGCATCGCAGAATTCCATTGTTTGGACTTCTTGAACTGCGTGGCCTTCATTGGCATGAGAGCCTGTTGGGTAAGGCCATCTTCATCGAGAACCAGAACATAATGCTGCGCCGTGCGTTCAAGATATCTCCCGTTCCCATCAACAACATAGTCTTTGTTATCGTCGCCGCGCTCTGTTGCAGGCAACGCATCAGAGGACGTGTATATTTTGTGAGGCGCGCCTGTCCCCGTTCCGCGTGGCTCCCATTCGATGTATTGAAGGGAATAGGCACAGTTCACAACCCGGACGCCATCCTTACCTTTTATAACGTCCTTTGTTACGGTGTTGATTATGTCCCCGCTCTTCGCAGATGCAATATCATCCAACTCGGGGGACATTTTCTGCAAAATTTTCAAGAACGGGATTGCAAGGTCTTCGCTGCCAAGATCGGTCACACCGATTCCGGCATCTTGTGCGAACATGTCTTCGTTCATAACGGCGAGTTTGCCGTTGGTCTTCTTCTTCGCCACCTGTTTCGTAGCCATGGTTACTTACTCCTCTTGATAATGGCTCGTTGTGAAATGAAAGCCCCAAATAAATCAAGCGGGATGGGGTGACCCGCTTCCACTTGTTCACGCAACCAAGCTTTCAGAGTCATGGGTTCGACTTTTTCAAGCTGGTTTGGAACAAATCCTTTGTCGGCACAAAAGCCGACGAAATCCTTTGCGGCTTCGTCTTCTCCTCTGCCAAACGTTACGGAGACGTTGTTCTTGACGAGGTCCCCGAATTTATTGTCCCGAAGCCACGCAAAAGCCTCGTCGCGCCTATCCTTGGGGATGGACGCGGCATATATAGGCTTGACGCTTATTTCTGAGCCGTCCTTGAGCGTGAATTTTTGGAGGTTCATTTCCTCCAAGGCTTCAGGCAACTGTTCGTCTGTTATTTTGTGAAGGGCAGCTTTACGCCCTTTTAAAAGTTCCTCTGTGTCAGCAATTTCCCGTTCGAGATTTGCCGCACCTTGTGCGAGCTTGGAGATTGCGTCGAGGGCTGCATCGTTGAGGTTGTCGATCTGATCCGGTGCGTTTCCGCTGTCCGACGCCATTTCAGACAAAAGATTATTTTGGGCCATATTTCTCTTTCCTTTTATCGGCGCTTGATTTAAGCGTCAAAATGGAGTATATACAACTATATCAGGAAATGCAAGAGAAAATCCAGATGAGTGATTTTTGTTTCAAGACAGAACCTTATGACCATCAAAGGGCTGCTTTCGATGAATCGCGCAAGCTACAAAATTTTGCGCTTTTCATGGATATGGGAACGGGCAAGACCAAGGTGGTTCTGGATACAATAGGAACCGCCTTTGAGGAGGGAAAAATTGATCTCGCACTGGTGGTGGCTCCAAAAGGTGTCATCGCTAATTGGCTGTCCGAGATTGAAACACATTTGCCTGACAGAATAGCGCGTGAGATTGTTCTTTGGAAGCCCTCTCTGACAAAAACCAAGCGGGCCGAACTGAATTCTTTATATGAGGGCGACCACAAGCTCCGGTTTTTGCTGATGAACGTCGAGGCCTTCTCCACTAAGAAGGGAACGGACGTTGCAAAGCTCTTTGTTGAGCGGTTCAACACTTTCATGGTGGTGGATGAATCCACGACAATCAAGAACCGACAGGCGAAAAGAACGAAGGCCCTTTGTGCCGTGGGCCGTGGTGCGCGGTTCAGGAGGATTTTGACGGGGAGTCCGGTTACCAAGTCCCCTCTCGATCTCTTCAGCCAACTGGGGTTCCTGGACCCAGAGATACTGGGATTTAATTCATATTACACCTTCCAGAACCGTTATGCCGTGGTCCAGAGGCGAACCATGGGAACCCACTCCTTCAACCAAGTCGTAGGCTTCCAGCGTCTGGATGAACTAACCAGCAAGCTGGACGACAATTCGTACCGTGTGCGGAAGGAGGACTGCCTGGATTTGCCGGATAAGGTTTATATGAAACGATTGGTCGAGCTTACCGACGAGCAGTCCAAAGCTTACGTTCAAATGAAGCATCTCGCTCTGGCCCGATTGAGTAGCGGAGAGCTTTCCACCACACAGAATGTTTTGACTCAAATCATGCGGCTTCAGCAGATTTGTCTTGGGCACTTAACTTCCGACGATGGGGAAGTCCACGAGTTGAAGTCCAATCGGCTCGATGAGCTTTTAGATATTTGTGAGGAGATACAGGGTAAGGCGATCATATGGGCGACATGGACGCGCGACATACGCTCGATTGCCGAGGCCCTGCGTGACCGCCACAGCGTACAGGCGGTTGCACGGCTCCACGGGGAGACGCCAGATTCGGAACGGCAACAGATCGTGGAAAATTTCCAAGATCGTCATTCTGATCTGCGTTTCCTCGTGGGCCACCCTAAAACGGGCGGCTACGGTTTAACTCTGACAGCAGCATCCACGGTCATATACTACAGCAACAGCTACGACTTGGAACTGCGCTTGCAGTCGGAGGATCGCGCCCATCGCATAGGGCAGGTCAACAAAGTCACGTAT